CGACGCTCTTCCGATCTGGGATTTCGCGACCGCGTTCTTTCGCTAGCGAGAGAATTAAGTGAATCTAATTCATGATGACAACAGAAAGAGTTACTGTATAATCAAAACAATTGACAGGAGGATAAATGGCATCTACAGGTGGTGTAAAGATCGGAGGATCTTACGACGAAGCAAGAACTAGGAAGATGAATGCGGAGGCAGAACTGTCAGAGCTTGAGCTGGCGAAGGTCAGGAATCAATTAGTTATAGTTGATGACGTAGTGAAGGCTTGGGTAGACACTTTATCTAACCTCAAATCTAAAATGACCAGTATTCCGTCTAAGGCAGCACCTATTGTCGCCAGTGAGACTGAGATTGGTCCCGTCCAAGAGATCCTGACAGATTTCATAAACGAAGCATTAGAAGAGTTATCAAGTTATGACCCAAAAGTTTCAGCGAGCAGGACTAGCAAGTCTAAAACAGCATCTGAAGGGAGCGATGCTGACTCTGAAGCCGCCACCCCGCCTAAGCGTAAGCGAGTGGGCCGACCGTCAAAGGCGACTAGACTCTCAGACTAGCGCGGAAGCTGGTACTTGGCGTACTTCACGGGCTGAGTATCAGAGAGGCATTATGGATGCCTGTTCCGATTACAACGTAAAAGAAGTCGTTGTGATGGCTGGTGCTCAGTTGGGCAAGTCAGAAGCGTTGTTGAACATTATTGGCTTTCACATCGATCACGATCCGTGTCCGATCCTGATGCTTCAACCGACGGAGTCTATGGCGCAATCATTCTCAAAGGACAGAATAGCTAATGGACTTCTTAGGGCAACTCCTTGCCTGTATGGGAAAGTAAAGGATCCTCGGGCTAGGGACTCCAATAACACGACTTTGCACAAGATCTACCCTGGCGGCAGTCTTTCTCTGGTCGGAGCCAATTCTCCGTCTGGACTCGCTAGTAGGCCGATTAGAATAATACTCGCAGACGAGGTTGACCGATTCCCAGCCTCAGCAGGAAGTGAGGGTGATCCACTTTCTTTGGCGCGTAAACGAACGTCTACATTCCACAACTCTAAAGTCATTGCGGTATCTACGCCAACGATCAAGGACATCTCTAGGATCGAAGACGCTTACGAGAAATCCGACAAAAGGGAATACTACGTCCCATGCAAGCATTGCAAGCATTACCAAACTTTAATCTGGGCCAACGTGAGATGGGTAGATAGAGATCCTGATACTGCTGGATATATGTGTGAAGAGTGCTCAAGCTTGTGGTCTGATGCTGATCGCAGATGGTCTGTCAGGAATGGACAATGGCAAGCTGGCGAAGAATTTAAGGGTATTGCTGGATTTAAGATCTCTGGGCTTTATTCTCCGTGGACATCGCTTTCTGACGGCGTTAGGGAATTTTTATCGGTAAAGAAGAACCCAGAACAGTTAAAGGTATGGACCAATACCTACTTAGCAGAACCGTGGGTTGACGAAGGGATCACGGTCGATGAGATGAATTTGTTCCAGCGCAGAGAGCATTTTGAGAAAGTGCCAGAAGAAGTAATCATCATAACTGTTGGAGCAGACGTACAGGACGACAGAATAGAATTGACTTTTGTCGGATGGGGCCGAGACGATACCAGCTTTGTCTTGGGTCACGAGGTTTTACCAGGGGATCCATCAACGCCTCAGCTTTGGGCGGCACTAGACTCTCAGCTAAACAGAACCTTTGAGACTGAAGACGGAAGGTCGCTTCTAGTTAAGGCTACTGCGGTAGATTCTGGCGGTCACTTCACTAACAGCGTTTATCAATACTGCCACAGGAACTTTGAACGAAGGATCTTTGCGATAAAAGGTGTGGGCGGAGACGGCAGGGCTATTGCTGGCAAGCCAACAAGGAATAACATTGTCAAATGCAGACTGTTCCCTATCGGAGTTGACACTATTAAGGACTTGGTGTTCGCTAGATTGCGTATACAAGAGCCTGGAGCGGGATATGTGCATTTTAGCGACGAGTTGAATGAAGAGTATTTCCGCCAACTAACAGCCGAAAAGATTGTTACTCGATTTGTCAGAGGCTTCAAGAAAAGGGTGTTTCAGAAAATTCGTCCGAGGAATGAATGTTTAGATTGTTTTGTTTATAGTATAGCCGCCTATAGTATAATAAATGTCTCTGTCAATAGCATTGCAGACAAAATTCAGGCAAAATTGACCGAGGTCAAAGCTGAACCTGATGAAGAGGTTATAAAAAAGCGTCCTTTTGTTCCGAGAGAGCATAAGAACTGGCTCAACGCATGGCGGTGAATAAATGGCTACAAATTACTTTGATACTGTCCCAGAAGGCTATCCGCATTCGATAGTTGCTGGCGATTTTGTACAATTCAAGCGAACTGATCTGGTCGCTACTTACGATCCCACTTTATACACAATGGAATTCATTGCAAGAATTGCTGGCGGTGGGAACGAGATAAAAATTACTGCAACAAATGCTACAAGTCACTATTTGTTTCAGGCTGCTTCAGCAGATACTGATATGTGGAATGTCGGAGAGTATCACTGGCAGCTTGACGTAATTAGGATTTCTGACTCTGAGAGATATACGCTTGACCGAGGTCATAACCTTCAGGTTATTGCAGATCTTGATACAAATAATTCTGACCCACGGACGCATGAAGAAATAACGCTTGAGAAGATCCGTTCTTTAATTCAGGGCAAAGCCGATGCTGACGTGTCTTCCTACTCTATAGCTGGTAGGTCTTTGACTAAAATGACGTTTGCAGAACTTACTGAGGCTGAAGACTACTTCTCTAAGAAAGTTAAGGCTCAAATATCAAAGTTGGACGGACAACTTGATAGAGATACGGGCGCAACAATTAAAGTGAGGTTCTAATGGCGTTTTTTGACATTTTTAAGCGGAAAGAGATCGCTAAAGCCGTTTCTCGCAGAAATTATGCTGGGGTCAACGCTGGCAGACTGTTTGCTGACTTTCAAACGTCAGAAAGGTCTGCTGATAGTGAATTACGGTTCGCGTTAAAGATTCTGCGAAACAGATCCAGAGATCTTTCGATCAATAATGAGTATGTTAGGCGGTATTTTGAGCTGTTAAAGGTCAATATCATTGGCGAAAACGGCATCCAATATCAGTCTAAAGCGTTAGATTCCGTCGGAAACTTAGATCAATCAGGAAACCAAGCTGTCGAATCCGCGTTTAAAATGTGGGGTAAATACGGCAATTGTAGCGTTGATGGCAAGCTTTCTTGGATAGATATGCAGAAATTAGCTGTTGAATTAATGGCTAAAGATGGTGAAGCGTTCATTATTAAGCATAGAAACGCACAGTTTAAGGATAGCTTCGCAATTGAGTTCATTGAGGCTGATCAGGTTGACGATCAATTAAACAAGAAGCTGGATAATGGCAACGAAATCAGAATGGGAATTGAGCTAAACAAGTTCAAGCGTCCAGTTGCTTATCATTTGTTGCAATATCATCCTGGCGACTTTGATTATGTGAATAACACCAAGGCAGCTAAGTATCAAAGGATACCAGCAGATAACGTCATTCATTTATACAAGCAATTGCGTCCAGGTCAGACGCGAGGAGAGCCTTGGCTTGCTCCTGCTATTCCTGCAATTAAGCAGTTGGGTGCGTTTAGGGAAGCTGCGGTAGTAAATGCGCGTATTGGCGCGTCAAAAATGGGCTTCTTTACGTCTCCTGGCGGTGATGGATTTGTTGCAGATGATTATCAGGACAACACACCGATAATATCCGCCGAACCAGGAAGTTTCCACAATTTACCAAACGGCGTTGGGTTCGAAGCATTCGATCCTCAGTTCCCTAGCAACGACTTTGACGGCTTCCACAAGTCTATACTGAAGGGTATAGCAAGCGGTTTAGGAGTGTCTTATACGTCACTTAGTAACGATTTGGAGGCAACATCCTATAGTTCTATCCGCCAAGGCGCATTAGAGGAAAGGGATTTCTATAAGAACATTATGGTTTTTGTAGTTGAGCACTTTGTTCGTCCGTTGTTTGACTCTTGGCTTGAGGCGGCAATGGAAGTAGGGTCTTTCAACATCCCATTACGGCAATACGACCGATTCTCTTCAGCAGCAGAGTTCAGAGGCCGTGGTTTTTCATGGGTTGACCCACAGAAAGAGATGACGGCTGCGATTGCTGGTCTTCAGTCAGGGATACTGCCTTTGAATCATGTTGCTGCTCAATACGGCATGGATACCGAGGAACTGTTGTCGCAGATTGCTAGAGATAAGCAATTAGCAGAACAATTCGGCATTGAATACTCGCTAGAGCCTTTTGGTGGAGTTAGAAAAGAGGAGAAGCCAGAAGAAGAAGTCGATGATGGCGAACGGGGGTTAAATGAAGCTTTAGCGGAAAGTCTGCGAAGGTGCTTTGTTGAAGATTAACCAAGCGCTTGCAGTATTCCTTGAGCGACTGCAAAGACTTGACACAAAGGCCAAGGAGCAATTTGAAGCCCTAAACGAACAAATAGAGGTTGTTAGGGACTTTAAACTCATCCCTGGAGATAAGGGAGAGACTGGCGAACAGGGCTTACAAGGCATAGAAGGCCCTACTGGTCGCGATGGTTTACAGGGCGAGCAGGGTATCCAAGGTCCAAAAGGTGAGACTGGTGCTCAAGGATCTCAAGGCTTGCACGGTGTGCAAGGTGAGCAAGGTCAGAAAGGCGACCGCGGTGAAAAGGGCCAAAAGGGCGATAAAGGGGAAAGAGGCGAAAGAGGCCCAGAAGGCAAGAAAGGTAAGGACGGTCGATCTGGCAGGATGCCTCGGCATAAGATTCAGAACGGAGCGATAGCTTTTGAGCAAAGCCCAGGAATATTCGGAGAATGGTTAAAGTTTGTACAGAACACCAGCTATTTTTCTGGAGGCGGAGCTAAGACTTGGATAGATTATGCAACAGGATTTAGCGTTGAGCCTACTCTTGTAGATACAATCGCGGCGGGAGACGTTTATCTGTATAATTACGATGGCAAAATTTTGTATCGGTTAGTCTCAGACTCAATTGATGCGTTTTATTCCGTTTACAGCGGCGGAGCAGTATCGGGACTGGTAGTCCAAAAATCAATGACAATTTAAGGAGTAGAAATGGCATTCACGGCAGCAGATTGGTCAATTAACCGCGCGACAGGCGCAATTCGATACATTGGAGACGATCATGGTGGCGCTTCGCCTTCATACGCGACTGTCATTGAGTTTCACCGAGCCCTTCAAGATTTTGCAGATGATGCAAGTTCTGCGGGTGACGATGAGCTAGACATTACTGATGAGAATCCGTCAGCACGTTCTACCGATAACATTATCACGCTTTTGGGTTCTTACAACATCGATGACAATGCTTCCGAGCACCTTTATGACGGTTCTATCATTCAAGCATCTGGTGCCACGATCTATGACGGCATTGTTAACTTTGGTAATGCTCCTGATATCCAAGTCGTCCAGAACGGCGCTGTTATTGTTGATGACTGGTGGAACAATGACAGCAACTCAGCAAGTTTAGGTCTTAACTCAAACGCTGCTGGCGGTATTTCCCATCGTTTCATGATCAAAGTCCGAGACGGCGGGTCGGATGTTGATGGCCGAAGATTACTAGGCTTGACCCGTGATTATGGTTTCAGCTATGGAGAATTTCAAATTTCTGCCACGGCAAGAGGCAATAATGTTTTAGCTTTATCTAGGGCAACTGACTTAAATAATCAAACTGCAAGCGGAACTGTTGCAGCTTGGGATACTTCTGCCTCTACTCAAGGCTATGTTGAGCTTGATGTTGATAACAATGGGGTCAACGAAGCGTACTATATCGAATGGGATAAAGGCACTCAGACAGATGTCAATGATCTGTATGAGAAGGCAAAGTACATTACTCGCAACGGTACTGCTGAGACTTTATTCGGCTTGAACGGTCTTCTGTTCCGTGGTGTTACGCATGAAATTACCTTGAGTGCTAGAACTGGTACGTTCTCAGCGTTTGAAGCAGTAAGCTGGTCAGGCGGTACTGGTCAGATGTTAGCGATTGACTCTGTTACTGCTGGCACCAAGATGTGGATTCAGCTTCTAAGCGGTGTTGCTCCGACTAATACGCAAGTCATTACAGGTGTTTCAACAGCAACTGGTACGGCTTCAGGTACGGCTGTCACTAGAACGCTAGAAACCACTGCTGCGCCAGGTTTGGGTGTTTCAACAGGTTCTGCTTTGATCGGTGTTTATGGTGCTGGTTCGCAAGATCTTGGGGCTTCTGACAGTGTTAAAGACTTAACCGATAGCATCAAGCAGCCGCCAAACAACGTGACTTTCACGGTTGGTGGTCTAGTTGCTAGTGAAGACCGAGTTTTGGTCGGGCCTTGGAACGGATCATCTACGGACGCTGAAGGTAATCCAGCGATTCAGGTTGATCAATTGTCAATCAGTGGCGCTATAACGGGGACGGTAACGTCTGTTGTTGTTGCGGAGACTATTCCATCAGATACGCCAGCATCTGGTGTCATCCGAGTTCAGCTCGCCAGCGGTGCTTACAAGCGGGTTCCTTATACCAGTTACACAGCTTCGACTTTCACAATTGGGTCAACTGACTTCTCTGGCGATAATGCTGCCGACGGCGCTAACGTCTGGATTGCGTACATCGACGTTCTGGCTAGCGCTACTAGCGCAAACTTCACTGGCGTTTACAGTTCAAACAGAAGCCTTGTTATTAAAGTCCGAGATGGCGGAGCAAGTCCGATTAAAGAGTTCATCACATCAGGTGTATTAGGAAGCACTGGCGGGTCAGTAACGGCAATCAGAACAAGTGATGCCTAATACATGGCCTCGCCTGCAATAACGAACGCCCCTCAAACGATTAGTACCGCCGAGTCCACTACGGGCTGGGCGGGAACATCTCTTACCTTAGACCCCGACATTCGCAGAGAGGGGACGAATTCGGTTGCATCAACTCTCAGACAAAACAATTCAACGACCCTTTACAGTGGCGCTAACCTTCCTGCGGCTCTTAATGAGCAAACAATCCGATTGTGGTGTACAAACTCTTTAACGCCTTACATGAGATCTTTTGCGTTAGAGGGCTTCAGCCTGGTCGTAAATACTGGGTCGTTGGGGTATTACACGGTTGCGGGGTTTGACACCTACAATGGCGGCTGGCTAAATATCGCTATAACCGTTTCTTCTACTGTATCGCCAACATCTGGCACGGTGACGGCAACGAACAACGTGTCACAAATCGGAGTTCGTTTTAGGCGAAATTCTGCGCCTCGAAATATTAACAATACTTGGTTGGACTATCTCCGTTATGGTGACGGCTATACAGTCACTGGCGGAACTGCTGGCGACCCTATTACCCCCGTTACTATTGCCGCTTCTGACAACGCTTCTGGATATGGAATATTGGAGCGCAAGGACGGTGTGGTTTTTGGGTCTGGGATGTTGGAGATTGGCGCGGGCGCAACTGCGACAGATTTTGACAGCGTTGGCGACGTAATAGTCTTTCTGGAGAACCAATACACACGCTCAAGCCTATACAAGATTGCCGCAGTCGGCTCTGGATGTAATGTTTTGTTCGACGGCTCAGTGGTAAAAACGGCTGGGAATCTTACAAATAATAAATTCGTTTTTGATTTTTCCGATACAGCGCCAACAGTAACGATTACTGGCTGCTTGCTAGACAAGGCAGATACAAGCACCTTTGCCCCTGGCCAATCCATAACATCAAATACGTTTAACCAATGCGGATCAATACTGCCATCTGGCGCTACATTCACTGGGAACACAATAAAAGACTCTACAGGATCTGCTTCTGTCACTTGCACAATAGCTGATCTTGCAAACGTCACTGGCAACACGTTTGAGTCAGATGGCTCTAGCCATGCGGTTGAGTTGACAGGTACTGCGGCAAGTTTTACTTGGGACAACGATACTACGGGTTATGCAAGTGGAAGCACTGGTAGTCCTGTCACGCCTACCGCTACTGGAAACGAAGCAATATTCGTTAACATTGCGAGCGGTACAATAACAATTAATGTCGCTGATGGTGCGGCTATCCCATCCATACGTTCAGCAGGTGCCACGGTGAACGTATTGGCAGGTCAAAGAACATTCACGGTGACGGTAAAGAATATCGACACTGGATCGGCGCTAGAAAACGCCAGAGTCTATGTGACTGCCGCGGCTGGTGGCGGCTTGTCAGAAGGCACAGTTATCATTGACAAAGTGTTAACTAACGCCAGCGGTCAGGTTTCAGACACTAGAAGTTATGGATCTGATCAGCCTTACACTGGATCAATTAGACTTGCTTCATTGGGTAATTACTACAAGGCAACATCGATTTCAGGAACAATATCAAGCTTAACAAATACATCAATAAACGTGAGCCTAATACCTGATGACTGATGTAACCCACAAGAACATTCTTGCGGTTATGCAGCACTCAAAGAACAACAAGGCTGAGATAGACGATTTATTTGGCTTGGTTAATCAGTTGCAAGCTGAGAAGATGCTTCTCAATCAGCGAATAGATATGATGATGCAGCAAATCCAAAGATTACAAGTAACTCTATATAGCGGAGGTGCGACAAGTGGCGATCTCCATTAATTGGGGTACTAAGGTAATAAGCATCCCAAGAAACGACATGACTTTGATCCAGGCTGTTCCGACTGAGATCCGTCAGCTTAATCTGGATACTTTTAGGCTTACACTGAAGAATCTGGAAGACTCCGACGATGGAATGGCGTTTGAGCGTACTCACAGCCATAACACATCAGTCACAGTTGGTGGTGTAACTCTGGCGCGTGTAATTGAGATGATTAACGGTTACTCAGTTACATTTGAAGATGGTCAGTACGCTGTCAACCTAGTCGGTGCCAATTCTAATGTCGGAGATGTGGTTAATGTTAATCAGGTCTCGGTTAGATCTGCCAACTCAGCAGGCTTGCAGGACTTATCGGTTATCCTTTCTGCGGCATACAACGGCGAGATTTGTATAGATCCGATTAACGGTCAGCCAGGTACAGACGTTCCGATTGGCACTAGAACCCAGCCAGTAAATAACTTCGACGACGCCAAAGCGCTTGCGTTAAAAGAAGGTGCAAGAATAATCAGGATTCTTGAGTCTACAACCTTGTCAAATACTGACTTTTCAGAAGGTTATGTTTTCACATCTGACAATCCTGGCGTTACCGTATTAACGGTTGAGCCTTCTGCTAATGTTCAGTATTGCGAGTTTAATAATGTATCAGTTCAAGGCACTGCTGACGGCAACAACGTATATAGGAATTGTGTCTTATTAGATATTTCGTTCACTTCTGGGTTTATTTTCCAGTGTTCTTTAAACGGTAACATTCAAATCAACGGTGGTGAGCTTCTAGCCTTGCTGTCTTGCTTCTCAAACAGACTTTCTGGCGCTCAGCAGCCGATCATTGACTTTAATGGTAATGGTCAGTTGATTCTGCGAGACTACCAAGGAGCAATTGAATTGCGGAATCACACAGACACAAGCGGTGATGGCGATCTATGTTTAGACTTTAGCTCTGGCGTTTGTATCATCCATCCTAGTGTCACAGCAGGTTATATACCTGTCAGGGGTGTTTGCAGGGTTGTAGACAACTCTACAGGAGTGGCAAATGTGGTTGATGAGACGGTTAATAAACTTGTCGGAAGCAATGCAACAGCGCTTGGCGTGATAAATACAGGCGTTCAGAAAGCGTCGAAACTTATTCCACATAACACTAATATTTGATAATCTAAGCACTATTAGTTATAAGCTAAGGATAAATCCATGGAAGATTTACAAGCAACAGAAGAATTCGATGGGCCATTGCCTGATTCCGTGGTGGAAGAAGTAGTTGAAATCGAAGTAGATGAGGAATATAGAGCTATGGCTGAAGATATGGGTCGAAAGGTCGATACCGTATCCCATAGAGCTATGGAAATGGATAAAGGGCCTATTGACGTAGAAGCCCGAACCGCAATGATTTTACTTTCAACCGAAGAACCTGTTGAGCGTTCTTTTGGTATGGAAGTCTTAGAGCATACAGCCGAAGCGATAGATATGAGTTTTATCGCATCAGGCAGAGCGCCCCTTTTGTTGGACCATGATCCAACCAAGGTCATAGGCGTGTTGGAATCAATCGAACTGGACAGCGAAACGCGGCGACTCCGCGCAAAGGTACGTTTTGGACGAAACGGACTGGCCGCTGAAGCGTTTGATGATTGTGTTGATGGGATTAAGTCCAACATATCCGTTGGATACTCAATCAACAAATTAGAAAAGCGAGGATCAGATACTTATGTAGCGAAGTCCTGGCGTCCCGTTGAGGCTAGTCTTGTTGCCATTCCTGCTGACCCAGGATGTGCTATCGGACGGTCTATGGGCAACCCACAAACCGAAAAACCACATATTGAGGTAATAACAATGTCTGAAGAAAATGTAGTAGACGTTGCTGCGGTTCAAAGTGAAGCTCGAAAGGCCGAACAAAAGAATGCAGCACAAATCGTTGAGCTTGGCTCACGGCATGGCAAATCTGACTTGGCACAACGTGCAATTTCAGAAGGTCGATCAATCGAAGAGTTCCGAGGCGAACTGTTGGACGTAATTGGTTCGCAGAAAGCTTTGGAAGACACGCAAATTGGCCTGACTCCTAAAGAAGCTAAGAGATTTAGCATCTTGCGAGCAGTTAATGCTCTCGCTAACCCAACTGACCGACGCGCACAAGAAGCTGCGGCATTCGAATTCGAATGTTCACGAGCTGCTTGTGACCAGTATGGCCGAACGACTCAAGGTATTATGTTGCCTTCTGACGTTATGCGTAACTGGACGCGTGACTTGAACACCACTGATGATTCAGCAGTATTGACGGAAGATTTCCGCGCTGGTGATTTCATCGACGTACTCCGAAACTCTTCTAGCGTAATGCAAGCTGGTGCTCGGGTACTTGGTGGTCTTAACAGCACTGTAACGATCCCTAAGAAAGCTACTGCCTCAACCGCAGCTTGGCTTGCTACTGAAGGCGCTAACGTAGCTCAAACCGAACCTACTTTCGGTCAAGTGACGATGGCACCAAAAGATTTGGGTTCTTATGCTCAAGTAACTCGCAGAATGCTGCAAGAGCAAACTATGGATTTGGAAGCCCTTATCCGTGATGATCTTGCACAAGCTATTGCTCTGGCAATGGACTTAGCAGCACTGCGCGGCGATGGCACTGGTGGCTCGCCCACTGGTATCAAGAGCACTGCTGGTATCAATGCAGTTGACTTCGGTACTTCTCCGATCACCATCCCAAGCTACGCTAAAGTAGTTGAGATGGAAACGGCAGTTGCTGAAGATAATGCTTTGATGGGCAATCTTGCGTACATTCTTTCTGCCAACATGTATGGCGGGTTGAAGACTACTGAGAAAGCGTCTGGCACTGCTCAGTTTGTAGTTGAGCCTGGAAACACGATCAACGGCTACCGTGGTATTGTTTCTAATCAAGTTGAATCTGGCGATCTTTACTTCGGTAATTTCTCTGATTTGTTGGTTGGCTTCTGGGGCGGTTTAGACCTGCTCTTGGATCCTTACACCAACGGCTTGAGCGGCACCATGCGAATCCGCGCCATCCAAACAATGGATGTTGCAGTTCGACATGCACAGTCTTTCGCACTCGGCAACGACGGCGGCAGCTAAATAGCTATGAGATAGGGGGGCTTATCGGCCCCCCGATTCTTGAGGTGAACTATGAAGTATCAAGTAGTTAGAAATTGTGTTATTGCTGGACAGAGCCATCAAGCAGGATCTGTCGTTGAAGTAGGCGTAGATGACGCCACAGTTTTAATGGGTATGGGCAGAATCATGCCTTATGCCGAACCAGTTGTTGAGAACCGTTCTGTTGAGCTAGACAAGGCTCCAGAAAAGACTGTTAAGAGGAAGAAGAATGCCAGTTGAGACTGCTGCTGACAGGTTAGTTATGCTCAATGACTTTGGGGTCAATTGCACATACACTCCTGACGGCGGTGCTCCTGTTGTTATTCGTACAATTCTTCTAAACGATTATTATGCTGTAGAGACAGGCACTGTATCGGTTGAGGTTAACCAGCCCATAGCTGTAATTAGGACCGCAGATGCAGCGGCTATATCGCACAACGATATAATGGTTATTGAAGGTATAACGTACAAAGTAGTTAATATTAGGCCAGATGGCACAGGTATTTCAGAGATTCAGTTGGAACAGCAATGAGCCATGTTCGCCAACAGATAAGAGAGCAAATTGGTACGATCCTTACGGGATTAGCATCCACTGGCTCTAATGTTTATGAGTCTAGGGTGTATCCTTTAAACGAGTCAAACTTACCAGCGCTTTTGATATACACTAAGGCAGAGACATCATCTATCAGCACCATAGGGACATCTCTTGGCGTAGATAGAGAAATAACGGTTATAGTTGAGGTGTACGTTAAAGCGAATTCTAACTTTGACGATACCGTGGATACTGTTTGCGCTGAAGTTGAGGTTGCAATGGGAAGCAACCGCACATTAAACGATACGGCTCGATTTAATTACCTAGAGAGCACAGACATAGAATTTAGCGGAGACGGGGAGAATCCTGTGGGTGTTGCTACGATGAGTTTCATTGTACAATATCGAACGCTACAAAATGCTCCAGAAACCTCAATATAGGTGATACAATATGAAGTTATATAGTCCAGATGGTTCTGTTGAAATAGTCGCCCATCCGAACAAAGTAGATTATTTGATCGCCAAAGGTTGGAAGTCGGATAAAAAAGAAAAGAAAGCTAAGAAAGAAGCTGTGGTGCCAGTTGTTGATGCAGTTTCGGAAGAGCTTATGGAAGAATTACATAATCAAACAAAGGAGTTTGAATAATGGCTAGCTTTATTGGTCGAAACGGAATTGTAAAAGTTGGTGATAATGCCGTCCTAGAGGTTAAAAGCTTTAGCGTTGAAGAGACAAACGATACTGTCGAAACGACGAAAATGGGCGATCTTTCTCGAACGCATTTGATTACTTTGTCAAGCTGGTCTGGGACAGTAGATGTTTTCTGGGATCCAAGCGATACGACAGGGCAGGTTCTTTTAGAAGGCTCAAGCACTGCTGTAGCTCTTAAGCTTTACCCAGATTCTGATGATACTGGTAAGACCTACTACGGTGGAAACGCTTTGGTAACTGGCGTATCTCGAAGCACTAGCTTTGACGGGATGGTAGAAGCTTCTATTAGCGTAACTGGAACAGGGCCATTAACTCCTGCTCTTGAACCTGCATAATGCCAGGAATAATTGATAACGCTATTGAACACTTCAATTCGAAGGAAGTTCGTAAAACAGAAGTCCCAGAATGGGAGTCAACGGTATATGCCAAGAATCTGACGTTGGAAGACAAAGCCAAGATGCTAAAACGCTCTGGCGATGACAACACGGATTATTTGGTATATGCGTTGATCTTCGGTCTAGTCGATGAGAAAGGCGACTCCGTCTTCACGCTTGAGGATAAGGTCGCGCTTCGCAAGAGAGTTGATCCTGATATTGTCAGCAGGCTTGCTACTTTTGTTCTTGCAGCGGAAGGAGTAAGCGAAGAGGACAGGGAAAAAAACTAATAAATGACCAAGGCATCCCGACTCAGCTATACTGGATGTATGAGTTAGCAGAGCGTCTTGGTCAGCCACTTTCGACAATTATGGATATGACTGTTGCCGAGTTCGACCACTGGTGGACTTTCTTGAGAATCAAACAAGAGAAGAATAATGGCAGCAGTAGTAAATCAAGACATAATAACCGCAACAATTAGGGTTAAAGACCAATCTAGACTTGGCTTTAATTCCTATGCGCGTGAAGCGGCGAGAGCTTCAAAAGCCTCTCAAGCCTTCAAAGATCATGCTATAGACAACATAGTCAAGGGCTTAGATAAGCAATTGATTGCTCTAAAGCTATCTTCCAAACAAATGGATTTTCACGCTGCGGCATCTGCTGGTGCTACTAAAGAGCAGTTAAAAGCAATCCATGCTACCCATCAGCAAGTTGACGCGCTCAGGGCATCTCAAGCTCAAGAGCTAGCCGCGACCGAAGCAAAAGAGCAAGCAAAGAGAGAGCAGGATCGTCTTAACTCTTCTATAGAGAAGACAATTGCCAGGCTTAATCAAGAAGCCAAAGAATTCAATATGACCGAGGATCAAGTAGAAGATTATCGGTTAGAACTCATGGGTGCTTCTCAAGCTCAAAGAGAAATGGTTGCACAAGCCAGAGCCGCTAGAAACCAAGTCGTTGGTGTCGGGGCCGCTGGGAAGCAATCAGTAAAAGGCTTAAGGCTGATGCGTGGCGGTCTTGGCCAGGTAGGTCATCAGGTACAGGATATCGCGGTACAGCTTCAGATGGGCCAAAACGCCATGTTGGTGTTTGGTCAGCAGGGTTCTCAGATTGCTTCTTTGTTTGGCGCAAGAGGTGCTTTGATCGGTGCTGTTCTTGCGGTTGGTGCAGCGGTTGGAACGTCTCTAGCCCCTTCTTTGTTTAGCTCTAAGTCTGCAATGCAGGAATTAGGTAAGGCGACCGAAGATCTTTCTAAGATTATGAGGATTGACGGGGTGACTGGCGTTGCACAAATGTCAGACGAGCTTCTAACCTTGGCAAGAATCTCTAAAGATCTTGCTAGGAACAAATTAGAAGCGACATTATCCTTGGCAATGTTAAAGGTTGAAGAGACTACTCAATCTGCCACGAAGGCAATGGCTGAATTTTCGGCAAATCCTTATGATGCGACTCCGACAATGGGGGAAATTGGAGCTTTGGCTAATGAGTTTGGCATAGCTTTTAAAGATGCTGAATCTTTGTCACAAGCTTTTCAAGATGTAAAGAATGGAACAGATGCTTCTGGAGATGGCTTTAGATCTTTACTGCTAGATATAAATCTAGTTACAGACGCAACTGATAAGCAGAAAAAAGCTTTCTTGGCCCAAAAAAATGTAATTCTTGACGATTTGGTCGCAAGAGAACTGGCAAATGAAAAGATAAAAGAAGCCAAAAGGATTCTGGGTGATTTTGATGGTGAGTTGTTAAGGAATAATAAGACTTATAGAGACGCTAACGAGGAAAAGAAAAACTTTATCGACCAATTAGTTCAACAAGGTCTTGAACTTGGCAAAAATGAAGCGGCGATAATAAGACAGCAAGCGGAAGCTCTAAACCTTACCGATGCTGAAATGCAAATTGTTGACGCTATTATTCTTCATAAGGAAGGTGTTGAAGCGTTAGATGAAGCCAGGAAAAACTCTAAGAAGACAGCCGACGCTCTTTTAGTAAAGCAACAGCAGTTATATGAAGCTAACGAAAACTTTGTTAATGGACTTGGCAAACAGGCGGCAGCTTTAGGAAGAACTAATATTGCCATCCTGCAAGCCACAATAAACTCTAAAAATCTTACTAAAGCTCAAAGAGACACGGCTCAAGCTGCTTTAGATGTCATGGTTGCTTTTGAAAATCAGCAGCGAGCTAAAGATATAAAGTCTGGTCAGAAATCAGAGCTTGACACTTTAGCAGATTCTCTTCGCACTGAAGAAGAGTTGCAGATTCAAACTTACGAAAAAGCTCAATCGCTACTTGTTGTTGCTAGGGCAAACAAAATACAAACAAATATAAGCTATGATGAGCTGGAAAGACGAGCCTTAGAAGACCATTTAAAGGCTATGAATGCTATCAGAGAGCAAGCCGCCCAAAAGGAAGGGCAGAAAATATCTTTCTTGGAACGAGCGACTATTGAGGGTGAGAAGAGAAAGAAACAATTTGCGATGATGTCAGCTACAGAGCAAAGTCAACATGTTCTGGGAGAGCTTGGTAATCAATTTAACGGTATAGCAAAAAACAACAAGAAATTGTTTGCGATCAGTAAAGCGTTCAATATTGCCAACGCGATAATGAATACTTCTACTGCTGCAACCGTAGCCTACAAGAGCTATCCGCCGCCTCTGAACTACGTTATGGCTGGTGGTGTTATTGCTGCTGGTATGGGTCAAGTCGCTCAGATTAAGGCTCAGAGCTTTGAGGGCGGTGGTTTTACTGGCAGCGGATCAAGGTCAGGCGGGATGGATGGGAAAGGCGGTTTTGCGGCTATGCTCCATCCTAATGAAAGTGTAATAGACCACACCAAAGGCCAGTCTGGCGGTATCACAATTGTAAACAACATTGACGCAACAGGGTCTGGGGCTGATGTAGATATGAAGATTAGATCTGCAATGGAGCAATCCTCTCAGCAAACTATCGTCGCAATATCAGATCTTATGAAGAGACGGAGATTCGGGTAATGACCGTTTATATGTTCCCACAGACGTTAGTCCCATCTAGCACATCTTTTGAGCTTGTGTCTAATACAAAGGCGTTTACAAGCCCATTGACAAATTCAGTACAGACTATTACCAGAAAGGGATCTTTATGGAAGGTCTCTATGAAATTTAACAACCTTTCTGGCGACGATAGGATTGAGCTGCAAGCATTCTTGACTAAACTTAAAGGTCAAGAGCATAGATTCTACCTGCATGATCACGCAGCCTATAAAAGAGGTATTGCTCCAACGAATCCTCTTGATACTGTTACAGTAACTGGAGCTAATCAAACAGGTCCTGTTCTTGCAGCTACAGGGCCTTCAGGAGCAGTTTCTAATTACTTTAGGGCTGGCGATCAAATAGCTTTTAACAATGAGCTGCACATGATCACGGAAGACGTAAGCAAGAAGGCTGATGGGACTTTTGAGTTTGATAAGCCTAACAATGATCTAACCACCACGTTGACGGCTGGTATCCCTATTACTCCTAACATTAGGAAGTCTACGGTGGATGGCGGCGCGATTGATTACGCTACGCCAGTCTACGGCGTTTTTATGTTGGCAAGTTCCGCAAGCTGGGACACAGCGCCATCAATAATTTCTAGCTTCACAGTAGAAGCAGTGGAGGACGTACTAGCATGAGCCGAGGTTTTTCTGTAGAAGTAGCGGCGGCTCTTACTCAGCCAAACGTATCATTGGTGTCTTTTGTCAAGCTTGAGTTTGAAGAAATATGGTATGTACATAATTCCATAGGTACTTATAGCTGGGGAGGGCAAACCTGGCACGGCTTAGGAGATCTTGGGCAGATATCACAGGTAGAAGAAGGGAAGTCAGTTTCACCTTATGCCATAACCTTAACCTTATCTGGACTTAACTCTGAGATACAGGCAGCGGCTTTGACTGAAAACTATTTCCTAAATCCTGTTGAAGTTTACTTAGGGGTATTAGACGAGAATGACGAGCTTATAACTGACCCAAGCCCTATTTGGTCGGGTTATATGGATCAAATGAATCTTACGGTTGGGGCTTCTGGTGGTGATGCTATCCAACTGGTTTGTGAGTCTGAACTAAGCATATTTAATAGATCAAGAAACTTGATGTATACAAACGTCGCTCAACAAGAGAAAAGTTCGACAGATTTATTTTTCTCCTTTTTGCATAAAATAGAAGGTGCTAAGGTCGATTGGGGATCTAAAGGAGTTACGGGAGGCGGGGTAGGTACGCCAAGAGGTCCCGAGGAACGTCAACCTCAATATATGCGCTAATGATATTGAAAGTCTACCAGGCCCTAAATAAGTGGGAAAAAAAAGAGTTTGAATATGGCTCAGTAGACTGCTGCCAGTTCGCTGGGTTTGTTGTAAAAGAGCTAACAGGCAAAGACTATCTTTCCGATTTCCATTATAATTCTGAGCAAGACGCTGAAATCCTAGTTAAAGATTTTGGAGACTTAGAGGACACAGCGGCAAGCGTATTAGGTGATCCAACTGAAGATATAGACTCTCTTCCAGATGGTTCGCCAGTTATAGTAAAAACTCCTGACGGGCAAATTATGGGCGTCAAGCTTGGTGATAAAGCTGTTTGCTTAGTCAAGAAAGGTTTAAAGCAGATCCCAAGGGAATATATAGCATCAGGATTTAAATTATGGGGCCATTAACACCAGTTCTAGTAGCAGTAATGAAAGTCGGATATTTTGTTGCAGAAGTTGCAATGGGAGCTGCTTTCGCTGGTGGCCTAGGTGGAGTAGCAGCGCTTGCAATTGGTGCTGCGGTAGTTGTTGGCGGATATGCTTTAACTAAAAGCTTCTTTGAAGTTGAGATGCCTACAGTTGATACAGACGCGTCCAGGCAGAGAACTGTCAAATCTACAACAGAGCCCCAAAAGATCGTATACGGCGAGGCATTGGTATCTGGCCCGATTTCTTTTATTGGGTTATCGGGTGTCGATAACTCTGATCTTTATCAGTCTATTGTACTAGCAGGTCATCAGGTAACTGCTATTACTAACATCCACATGGATGATGAGATTATTTTAAATAATCAAATAGACGGAAGCGGCAACGTAACTGGCGGAAAGTTTGGGCCAAAGGGAAGTCCATTAAGCACTATTTGCGTCATAAGCAAACATCTTGGTGTGGCTACAGAAACAGCAGATAGTCTTCTTACGCCTTTTGCGAATTATACCGCAAATCATAGAGGGGATGGTTTAGCCTATATCGTCACCAAATGGACGCTTAACGCAGATTCTTCTGATACTTGGGAGAAATATTCTCCTTCTAACGTCAAAGCATTGGTACAAGGTAAGGCTGTTTTCGATCCGAGAACAAATACCACAGCCTATTCGACAAACCCAGCATTGTGCGTTATCGACTATCTCACGGATACCTATCTTGGTATGGGCATTCCATCAAGCAAGATCGATTGGGATGCTGTTGAAGTCGCGGCAGACGGTTGTGATGCCCTAGTTAATGTTCCTGGTGGACAAGAATCTAGGTTTACATGCAACGGCGTTCTATTTTGTACTGACTCTCATCAAAAAAATATAAATAAGATCCTGAGTGCTATGAATGGGTCTTTAGTTTTTAGCAACGGCAAATACATTGTTAGAGCTGGCATACCTGAGACCGCAGCAATTACTTTAGACGAAAACGATCTTAGAGGATCCATTTCTTTAAAGACTAGCTTGGAAGCAAGCGCCAGAGTCAATACTGTAAAAGGTCTGTTTATTGATCCAGCTCAGAATCACAAGTCAACCGAGTTTCCAAAGGTTCAAATTCAAACAGCCTTAGAAAGAGACAACAATAGGGTTATGGAAAAAGAAGTCCAGTTCCCTATGACGAACTCTTCTTATATGGCGCAAAGACTTGCTCACAAAACAATTCAACGGGAAAACCTACAAAAAGTAATTACTTTCCCCGCTAATTATTCCGCATTAAGGATTGCATCTGGTGATAGGGTAAATGTCAAAGTTGAAGAGCTTGGATGGACTCAGGAATTATACGAATGTGTAGGTTGGACGTTTAGCGAAGAGGGCGGAGTAAGTCTTACCCTTAGAGAAGACTCTCCTTTTGCTTATGCTGATCCTCTTGTTGCTGAGTATTCCACGGTTTCAGCCACTGGCGTTATAACTGACGCCTTTAGAGGAGTTCCTGCTCCTTCTGCATTAAGCGGAATATCGTCAGAAAATAAGGTCTACTTAAATTGGACTAATCCAGAAAAACCTGACGATTATAACACTATCCATGTATTTTACTCTGACACACCAGACTTTGTTGATTCAGTCAAGCTAGGTGAGACTGATGGCGACGAGTACATTCACGGAGGATTAACTGCTGGTGAAACAAAATATTATTGGGTAAGGGCTGTTAAGAACAAAGATTTACAGTCCATCTTAAATCCTCCAACTGCTGGCGTAGGAGTATTAGTCGTCGATGTTCTTGTTGATTGGGACAATGTTGCATCTCCTACTATTGGGATTGATCTGACCAACGATACTATTTCTATTGATCTGGGATCCACTGGATCGACTACTGGTAGAGATGTAGCTCAGAGTGGTATTTCCGAAGATGTGACTATTTCATCTGGCGGGATATTAATGAATGGTGGCGGCGCTATCCGTGGTGGTCAAAGTGCATACAACAGCGGCACAGGGTTTTTCCTTGGCTACGATACGGACGCCTATAAATTTAGCATTGGTAATGCTAGCGACCAATTCCTTAAATTTGATGGGCAAGATTTTACTATTAGCGGAAACATTACGGCGACCTCTTTAGCTTTAGAATCAGGTGTGACAATTGGTTCGTCCAACCTAGATACAGCCGTGCAAACAAGTCTAGGTTTAGCTGATAATTCAAACCAAGACTCAACAACAGACATTAGGGCAGGAACCACAGCAGAAGATATTGGATACTCAGGGCCTCTTTCTGGGGGTGGATTTGTTTCAGTCGTAAAACCAGGGTATGGGCATTTTGACGGCCTTAGTGATACTTCTGGTTTTGGCACATCATTGCAAGGCATTCCTTCAACTAGAAGTTTTGACACCTCAATATTTAGAGTAGGAACTCAGTCAATAAAGCAAAACGGCAACACGGGCGGCGTAGGATTTTATAGCCCTGCAAATACTCTAAATCTAATACCTGGCAGAAAGTGGATGATGACTTTCTGGGTGCGCGCAACCAGCACATTAGGCGTATGGAATGTAGGCATTCACGATAGCGTAGGACTCACTAATGGCACCTCTACGGCTCTATCCGCAGCGAACGCTTGGGAATTCAAGGCTGCGGTAGTTGACTTAACCTCCTCAACTTCTTCAACGGGTTATTATCGAATCTATAACAACAATTTCACAAGCGGAAGTGCTTACTTTGACGCTATAAGCATCTTTGATATTACTGAAGCTAGTAGCGTGACTGTTGGTAACGTGTCACAAAATTATTTTTCTCCTTTGGCACAAGCAGTGTCAATAGACACGGATAAGGTAAACGGAATAGAAGCCTCTATTGTACAAAGCGGAGCGCAAGCAGGATCCACTGCGATACAAGACAATACCTTTGGATTGACTTTAGGTTTGCAAGCTGGGTCAGCGGGGCCAATAACAATTTCCTACACCCCTGCGGATGGTGGCGACCCTGAAGTCGCCAAGTTATATCAAGGCACTGGGACTTTTAATAACGCCAACACGGGTTTCTACTTAGACAATTCTGGAAACTTCAGCCTTCAGGATAAATTGGCGTTTAATGGAAGTACATTATCCGTTGATGGAGATATTGTTGCTGAAAATTTAACTATTACTGAAGCAAACATTACAGGGACTCTAACTTTAGGTGGTGGCGTATTACAAGACGGTTCTGGCAATAATTTAACGACAACAACCACCCTGAACGCCAACCAAGCAATGAGCGACGTTTCAGGAGTCCTTAGTCAGACGCAGCACTTAATCCCATCGTTTTATCGCATAACAACAGACACTGACGTTGCTCCGACAAACGCGGAATTTAACACCATTGCTCTAAGGCTCCCAAAAATTAACGACATTGTGATCACGACAGATACAACCGTCACAGATCCTGTTACACCAAATAGAACTTACGGCTGGACTTGCACCGTCGCAGGGACCGTTAGTACAGAAGCAACTTGGGTAGAAGTCACTGATTTCATTGCTGGTAATCTTTTGGTTAATGGAACTATCACCGCAGATCAGATCGACGCTGATAGTATTTCGGCAGCGGTAATTACTGCTGGTGGAATAGTTGTTGCTGATGACATATCTGCCTTCATAACTGGAACTGAAGTTAATGCAAATGTAACTTCAATTAGTGGCGGAGCGATTTCGACTGGAACTGTTAATGCTGCTCGAATAGATGTTGCTGGTGTCATTACTGCTGGTTCTTTAATCACCGAATCTGCAACGATTGCAAATAATATCAGAATCGGATCAGGTGATAGTGTTTTTTCTGCTGATTCATTAGGCATTTATCTTGGAAATGAAACCTTTGCTGATGCTGAATTCAGTGTAACGCCTGAAGGTGTTTTGACCGCGACAGGTGCCGATATTAGTGGCGCAATTACAGCCACTTCTGGAAGTATCGCAAACAGTGTAACTATTGGCGGCACAGCAGCTAGTACAGTTGAAAGTGGAGCACTAGCAGGAGCTACGGCCAATCAAGATTCCACAGCAACCATTCTTGCAGGCAATTTAACAGGACAGGTTGACGGAACAGCCGTTGCAACCATAAAAAGTGGCGCAGAAGCAGGAGCAACTGCGGTACAAGACTCTGATACTGGATTAACTTTAGGGTTACAAGCTGGGTCTGCTGGGCCAGTAACTATCAGCTACACTGCGGCGTCTGGCGGCGATCCAGAAGTTGCCAAGCTATATCAAGGCACTGGGACTTTTAATAACAGCAATACAGGTTTCTATTTAGACAATTCTGGCAACTTCAGTTTGCAAGACAAACTAGCTTTTAATGGAAGCACTTTAGCAGTTTCAGGCGATATAACAGCGACTAGCCTAACACTTTCCGAAGGTATTACGATCGCAAAAAGCGTGGTCGGCTTAACGAATGTTGACGATGTAAGCGCAGCAACAATCCAATCGGACACACTAGCGGCAGCAACAAGCGCGGATGTTGGATTGGATCAGGTTACAAATGTAAGCGCGTCAACAATCCAATCGAACACACTAACAGCTGCGACAAGCTCGGACGTTGGGCTTGCGAATGTAGAAAATTTAGACGCGCAGGATCAAGCGCAAACAGGGCTAATCGCAGGAACAACAATTACAGGCGGCGGCATTACTATGTCGTCAGGCGGATCTGTAAAAGGCGGTGCTACAGAGTATGCGGATGTCTCAAATGCTGGTTTTTTTATTGGTTATGACACAGATGCTTATAAGTTATCGGTCGGAGATGCTAATAATTATTTGAGATGGAATGGCACTGGATTAGACATTAAAGGAACGATAACTGTCGGCTCAACAGAGTTAACTGAGTCGAATACTTTAAATACTAATGCGACCGCAGCAGATGTTGGATTGGATCTGGTTACAAATGTAAGCGCGGCAACGATCTTAGACAGTAATCACACAGGCACCGTCAACAATGTAAGTGCAAGCACGGTCACGTCAGGAGCGGCGGCTGGTGCAACAGCATCTCAAGTAAATGCTGGATTGGCATTGCTTTTAAATAAAGACACGTATGGCAACGATAACACTGGCGAAGCATCTTTAGTCTCGGTGGATAAAGATGGGGTTCCGATACTTGAGACATCAAGCATTACATCAAATGGATTTATTCAATGGAACGGCAGCAAGATAACTGTAGAAGCTGTCCAGTATACTTCTACCTCAACGGTTAAGTTTACAGTCTTAACGGGGCTTTCAGCCAAACGCGGTTTTATTGTTTTTGACACGACGAAATCAAACCCATTTACTGTAGACGGCGTGGCGATGGACGTGGCCTTCGCGTTCAAAGAAGGCTCCCAATGGTTCTACGACAATAACAGTACCGCCACCACGTTCACTCCAACAAACGATATGGTTGCTCTCGGTTACTTAGAAACTGGAGCTGGCGATACAATCTTAAAAGGCGGTTTGATAAATCCTGTTACTTTGACGGCGGCTGCATTTCCAAGCGATGAAATCAAGTCTGGAAGTATCGGTGGGATAAAGATTAACGGCGATTCTATATTCGCTGGAGCTGGTAATTGGACAAATACTGATACGGGTTTTTACTTAGACAACACGGGCAAGTTTAGTCTTAAAGATAAAGTATTTTATGATCCAAGCCAAAACAAATTTAGGGTTCAAGGCACGGTAGAAGCTGATGTTCTACAAGTAAATAGTGAGTTCATCCTGTTTGGTAACTCTTTAAAGCAGCAAATTCTTACAGACGGAAGCATCAGTGGGTCAATGTTATCTCAAGATGCTATTAACATCTTGCAAGGGACTTTGGCTACAAGTACTGGCGGAAGTAACGGGGATTTTAAATCTGAGACTGGGACATTTACAACTAGCGGCGGCAGCATTGTTCTAGGAACTTCTGGAGATCTGTTTAATCACGGCGAGCTAAGTGTAGATCTTGAGGCTAACTTCAGTATTAGCTGGAACACTACGACTAATTACGGAATTCAATCTTTTAACTTGCAATTCCAGATAAGTACAGATGGAACAAATTACACAAACATAGGGACTGGCCACTCTATACAAATAACGACCTATGATTTGAGCCAGTACTATGCTGGTAATTATTATGTTCATTACTCTTATACTGACATACTAGAAACCATTCCAGCTTCTAGTTTTGTTGACAATACTGATTATTATATTCGGGCTTTAGTATCAAATGTCCCGACATCGGTAACAGGACAATCTCCTGAATTTACCTTTAGCGCAAACGAAGGCGTAACAGGTGTTACATCAACGGGCGGAAATGCTGACACGCTAGACAACTTAGACTCAACGGCATTTTTACGCTCAAACGTAGATGACACGTTTGACGCAAATTTAACTGTCACTGGCAACCTAACTGTTCAAGGCACAACGACCACCGTAGACACTGACAACCTCACGGTCAAAGACAACAACATTACGCTGAACTATTCCGCGGGTGATTCATCTAGCACTGCGGGCGATGCGGGTATCACTATCCAAGACGCGGTTGATGCTTCGACAGATGCTTCTATACTATGGAAGACGGCGAGCAATACGTTCGCATTCAGTCATGGGGTAACGTGGCCTAGTGGCAGTTCAACAAATGCCAACACTGCTTACACCTACTCACAAGTAGGGCATCTTCCGCTGACTGGTGGCACTCTAACGACATCTGGTTCCACCCCTTTAACGCTGAGATCTGGAAACGCCCTAGGATCGGTTATCAACTTTAGCGACCAAGACACCGAATTGCAGCAAGGAAATATTAAATACTTTCACCAAGATACACAGAGTTACGGCTCAGGTAATGCGTTTGTAATAGATGGCACAGAAGATAGCATGACTGTTTTGGCAGACGGCAAGCTAATGTTCAAGGAAGGTTTGTATGTCAAGCCAGCCACTGGCACTGGTGCAGGGACGTTATTGATAAGTTCATCAGGAAACCTGACCAATATCGGCACCATTACAGCTACAGGCGGTACATCTACTGAGTGGAACACAGCTTATACCTATTCCCAAGTGGGTCACTTACCTCTGACTGGTGGTACGCTTACGGTAGTAAATGCTGGAGATGCTACGTTATTAACGCTTCACCATGATACAGGTGCAGATATTTCACAGCAGAAGTCTTTTATTGATTTTAGCTTTGAAGATGACAATCCAAACGAAACTCCTCAAGTAAGAATTGGGGCAGAGGTTGGGCCAAACGGTGATGCTAATTCCCAAACCTTAGAAGGCTCTGGTGCGTTTGTGGTTTATACAAACAACGCAACAACCGACAGCGGAGCCGCTACTGGTTTATCCGAGCGGTTTAGAGTTGATTACTTAGGCAATACCACTGTCACAGGAACTATCTCTAGTGGGGCTATATCCTCTGGAGACATTACAATAGCGGTTGACGATACGCCTACTTTGAATTTTAAGAAGGCTTCTTCTGCTGACGTTTTAGCTAGTATTAATGTAACTACAGATGCAGGGACAGGCGGCAAACTTGTTATACAAACAAAGCGTAATGGTGATACTGCTGTTGATAGATTAACAATTAATGATGATGGCAACGCCACATTCTCTGGCACCATCTCTAGTGGGGCTATAACCAGTACAGGTGATCTAACTATACCCGCCAAGATTATTCATTCAGGAGACTTAGATACTTATTTAGAATTCTCTGCTGATGATCAGTTTAGAATCGTTGCAGGCGGAGCTGAAGTAACCCAGTGGACTGGAACTCAAATGGAGATGAATAAGTCAATTACTTGGAGTAATTGGGTGGACTTCAGTGAGTCTGCCGTAACTGGTTTTGGATTCAGCGAACTTAATGCTCCTATTCATCTACCCGCGGTTAACGTAGGAAGTGTTGATAAATATCTGCCATTTTTACAAGGCTCTGCTCTACATGCCGAAGGATACAGATCAAGTTATGTGTTTGGTGCATTTAAACAAGGAACTACAGGAGCTGGCTGGGGAGATGGACAGTCTGGCTTCTTTATGGCTATGGGTGGGGCTGACACAAACCCTACTACTGAATTTAGATTTTCTTGGGACGGCCATATATGGCACTCAACTGGCACCAGTGATACTTATATTGACTTCGGGTTAGCAGCGGATACCTTGTCATTTAGAACAGGAGGCACTGAGCGTTTAAAGCTTGATAGCTCTGGCGCAACCATTCCTGGCGCAACCTTTACTGGCGGTATTTCTAGCAATAGCCCTATAACTACAACCAGCCGTATCGAAGCCCAGTATTACAACAGCATAGGAGGTCAAGAGTTAATATTAACAGCGGGCGAGTCAATAGCTCAACTGCAAGGCGTCACTGGCGGTAATCCGCTCCAGAATGAATATGTATATGCGGTTGCTGAAAGTGGCTTAACGGTCATTAGCTCTCCTAACAACTGGATAAACGGCGCAGATAGTTACAACGATGTGACATGGGCGGAAAGAAATACCGCAATTATTAATGACGTAAATGGAGATTCAAGCTTCCCTGGCTCTATTACAGCGTTAGATCTAATCGTTGGAACCTACTCAACCACTGCAACTGGCTCGCTTTACCTAACTGGCTCAACCGCTTCCAAACAAGCAGTACTTAAATGTACTAATGGCAACCTGCACATGGATGCCAATAGCGGTAATTCCATGTACCTAAATTACTACAGTGGGAGCGGTATCGTTTTTGGCAATGGAGCGTCAGGAACCAATGCCAGTATTGCGGCTAACGGCAATTTTACCACCAGCGGCACAATCTCATCGGGTGTTATTACCAGCACTGGCTTGGACATGAGCGCCACGGCATCAGGGTGGGCACATTTGAACCAGTCCTCGTTTATTACATTTTTCGGGAATGGAAGCGACAATCACGCAATAGGATCTCGCAATAATGCAGGCACTGCTTCTGATGCAATAAGAATAAATTCATACGGCGCGGTTTTTATTAATTTAGATTCCAACAATAATAACGCATCTGGCGCTGACTTCAAGATTGGTCGTCACGGTTCTGGTGTAGGCGCGATTGATCTATTGCTTTCGGTGAGTGGCGAAAACGGAAACCTGATCAGCGAGGGAAATATAACGGCATACGGTTCAGCTTCTGACATCCGACTAAAAGACAACGTACAGCGCATTGCCGACCCGATTGAAAAGGTTAAACAGCTAGACGGCGTTACCTTCAACTACAAGAAAGACGGCTCAGAATCTACGGGTCTTATAGCGCAACAGCTTTTGGAGGTTCTACCCCAAGTCGTCTACGAGACAAAGGATCTCAATGATGAAGAAACACACTATGCAGTGAGATATGGGCAGGTTGCAGGCTTGCTCGTAGAAGCAATTAAAGAGCAACAGTCAGAGATTGAGGAATTAAAAACCTTTGTTAAAAAACTAATGGAAAAATAGAAATGGCGATAACTAAAACCGAAGTATTACAACGATGCGAGATTTATCCTCCATTCCCTTCACAAGTTTCAAGCGCAGAGTCTACGACCAACGAAGGCAATCCGACATTGATGGTTGTGATGCAAATCACCTTTGATGATGCAGACGATGCTGAATTACCAGCGGTCTCTAATCATGTTACTCACTTAAATCGGTACGACGCTGACGGCAATCCCACGGATGTATCTGGTTACGTTCAGCTCGTCCAAGACATCTGTGCGGCGGTCTGGACTGATGCCTGATTACGTTGTTGAAGGCGGGTTTATCAAATTCAGCGTAACTCTTAGCAATAACGAAGATCTTGTTGTTGAAATTCCAGAAGAAGAGAACCCTGAAGCGGCAATTGCCAGCTTTATCACTAAAGAAGAACAAGCGTTGGAATGGCTAGAACAATTGAATCAAGGGTAGTCACCGTAGGGAACGGCATTTCAGGCTTTGCTTGGGGTTATGACTTCGGGCCGCCTATTGGCAGCCCTTATGGGTCTATTAATAATTCCACAAGTCTGATCTACGGAAATAATTTAATAAGGACGGTTTATTGGTTAACCAGCGACGGCGGAACTATTAGCTTTGGTTTTGAAGGTGTTCATGACAATGAAGGCTGGGACACCGTTGAGATAAATGGCACCAGCTATTCCCGCACCAGTATGACTTATGCGGCAACCATTACTGATTTTTACGGTCCTAGGACTTGGTGGTATTTGTCTGGCGTTTCTAACCCAATTCCACAAACAGTTGGGGCGACCTTTACGGTAAACGTAAAGCATAATGGCTACGTCCCAGCAAACGGCGCAATAGCTTTAAATGATATTCACCAAGAGGCAGGAGGGTCTAGCGGAACCTCGGTCACAATAAACGATGCAGACGTTAGAACTAAAAGTTGGTACAGCACTATTAACGGCACAACACCCGCTTCTGGCGCTACACAACGATTCACTGACTTCTATTATCCGTCAGCCATCAATGACACTACGATCCTGAAAAGAGTTAGCTCAACTGCAACAGGAGGAACAAACGGCACCACAGATCTGACGGCGCTGGTCAACACAGGGGGTAATGGTTTTAATCAAACTTTTGACGGGGATTATTCTGTAACGGTTCAAGCAACGAGCACAGATACTTTTATAAAAGTAAGATCATCGTCTGGTACAAAAACCGTTTATGACCGAAACGGAAACAACTCAACTGGAGCTGCAATGGAGGAGATGTGGAAATCAACAGGCTTCCCAGCAGCGTATTGTGCAATTCAAAGCACATCAACCTACACATTTGTAAATTCTATTTTTCCGTCGGGATGGAGCTATAGCAGATTACCCAATGAAGCTCCAGCAGTTGGCACTCATTTAAGTAGCAACAGCTTAACGTCTTTTACGTCAATGACTGAGAATACTGAATACGGAAGAAAAGTAATCCAAAGAATCACGACAGATAGCGCCACGAACACAATCGGAACTTTACGAGAGACAACAAGATTTACAATTGTTCTTCGCACAGCGCCAAACGGAACTTCTACAAAGAATGACAAGAGTATTGCGCTGTCGTTTTTGATTCACAATGTTCATATTGTTACTGGTGAAAACTAGGCAATTAAGCTGACCTGTTAAACCAGTGGAAGATGTGCTAATAACGGGATAAAATCGTCAAACCACAACTAAGGAGAAGGTATGGCCGATAACGAAATGACCCGTGAGCAATACGTCAATATGAGCAAGATTGACTCCCTAGCGAGGCAAAATGCCAAGCAGGCGGTTCACATATCAGAACTTGAAACGCAGATCAATCTGCTTAACATGGAACTTAACGAACTCAAGGAAGCGCAGGCCAAGGTGCCAGGCGAAGAACCTGTTTTTGAGGAAGTTGACGAAGCACACTAGGTGATAATATGCAAGAAGAGGCAAAAACTATTGTAGACGGAATTGCTGTATCTGGCACTGTAGCGGCATTAGCTGGCTGGTTGCCTCCGATTGCATCTGGATTAACCATCGTCTGGTTATCTATTCGGATCTGGGAAAGCACAACGATTCAAAAGATCTTTAACAGAGATGCCTGATGGAAGTCTGGGAAGTTATCGTTTCTGGATGGCCTATCGCCGCTGGGATCTTCATTCTTGTTCTGACCATCGGTAAGATCCTTAACCGTTTGGAGGTTTTGGAGTCCAAGATGGTTGAGGCGTGGAAAGCTATAAACGAATTAATAAGGAAATAACTATGGGTATTTTTGCATATTTAGATATGGTTCCAGTGATCATTGCTTGCGCTTCTACGCTAGCTGCTATGACTCCTACTCCTAAAGATGACGAGATGGTGTCTAAATTAGGAAAGGTCTGGTCAAAGATGTACAAGGTCATCGACATTCTAGCTCTGAATATTTTCAAGGCTAAAGATAAATAAAGCGCATGAAAGTGTTCCAATGTCGCAGAAATGCGCGCCAGAAAAAGAAGAATTAGGTTTAAACGATGTTTAAATATTTTAAGCTAGAGGAATTTGATTGCCAAGAGACTGGGGAAAATGAGATCGAAGAAGAATTTGTTCACGCGCTGGACTCATTACGTTTTGAAGCTGGGTTTCCTTTTGTCATTACGAGCGGCTATCGGTCTCCTCGTCATAGCATCGAAGCCAAGAAAGCAGTACCTGGACAGCATACGACAGGCCGCGCTGCTGATATTGCTGTTAATGGCGGGGCTCAG